TTTTTTTTTTATTTTCTGTTTTATTAATCTTTATTTTATTAAAGAAGGGCGAGACCAGCTTTTGCAAGGTCACCCCAGGGAATAGATTTTGAGACTTCAACAAGTCCTTCAATAATCAAATCACCAGTACTCTTAGCTTGTGTAACTTCAGGTTGTGATTGAGCCGTGATAGCATTGAAAACTATATCCGTACCATAAGTGTCAACAGCAGTGTTCGTCATTCCGCGAATATTGGGTCCATTTACTTCAAAGAAGGCTAAAGCTTCAATTTCAAAAGATGAACCTGGAGGAGCATCGGTAATGAGAAGAGCCATATAATGTTCATTTCTATTTTCTAGAAATGTGTCGACATATAGTCCTGGATTAGAAACAGGATCAGGCAAAATGTCTAGTTCAGATTTTAACACAGGAGAATAAAAAAGACTAGACCAATTACGAGTAACAGGTTGTTTATAATAGGTTTGTAACTGACCGATACTAGCGAGACCAAGCCCGCCGACGGTAGTATGAGTAGGTTCTGTGACGAAGTGTAGCGTACCACTTCTTTCGTTTTCAGGTCCAGTATAACGAACACGAAAACCTCCAGCGACATGTCGAAACTTGGTTCCTTTTTGGTCCAAAAGAACAAGATCAGGAGGAGTATATTCAGTGTTGAAACTGGTTCCAGTAACACCTGTAGGCAAAGGAGCACCACTATCAAGATCCAAAGGAAAACTGATTGGACTTGTAGACGATTCATAAGCAATGTCGGAATTAATCAAAGCAGGGGAGAACCAGTCTCCAGAGTTTGATTTAGCTGGACGAGCCGGCGCTAAAGCGACAAAGCCAGAACCAATAGCTGAACCACCAGAACTAACCTTAAAACTAGATCGTATCCAAGAAAAGAACTTTCTAGTTTGTGGATTAGGCCATCGAGGAACACAAGGAAGTTGACTGATATCAGTAACACCAAGACTTCGAATCTTGGGCAATTCAGATTCATCAACCCAAGCAAATGGGCACGACAAAGCAGCAGCATATATCCTAGTACATTCTGACATAGAAGACGCCGGATTGCTAACACGCGTAGGCATATTAGCATTAGGACGCCCTACCATCCGTGTAGGAGGAGCAGGCCTTGAGGTTTGAATTTGAGATTGCATAGCACGTCTATCTTGAGCTTTCGAGGGAGCCATTCGATAAGGTGTGTTAGGAGCAACTTTGGACATAATAACAGGTTGAGTTTTTTTTGCCGAGAGAGATATTGTTGATACATAACCTTACGTTGTTTAGCCGTAAGTTTTTGTGCATCAAAACGCTTTTTATTTTGTGCAAGGTATTGTTTTTCACCCATAGGTCCAGGGTTTTCTTCAATATCGCCACAGAGTTTTAGCAAGTTCATAAAACGATGTGGATTCTTATCTTCCCAAATAAAATATAAGGGGTGGTCACAAGATGGAGTAGGTAAAGACCGCAAAGAATTCCACAACTTCAAAGTTGTCTGTTTGTGATTTCCAAGATCAGGTTCCCAATTAACGCCAATAATATTGGACACAGCATTAAACCAATTCAGGAAAGAATCAAGCTGAGTTGGACCATCTTCTAAAACTGACTGAGGAGCTGTAAACAAACCATATAAAAATATGGTGCTATAACAGGTCCAAGTACCGTCAGAATTAGTTCGGTATGTTGGCTGAGTTATCTGAACAGATGTAAGTTGAGGAGAAATAACACGAAGAGATTTTAGCATAGCTAGAGTTTCATCGCCATCAACTTGAACTTCTGTAGTAAGTTTATTGGGAAAAGTGCCTTTTTCTTTAGAAATAGCAATTTCATTGATAAGGTTTTTAGTACCTTTCAAAAAATATTGTTTGCTCTCATTAGAGGATTGCATTTTAAATTTAAGTAATGGGCCGCCACCACCGGTGCAAACTTCGAGAGGAAGCTTAGAATCGGATTCAAATCCAAGATAAAAAGCCTCAACTTCTTCAATAGTAGGCACCCCCAAGGATACCATCATTTTAGTTTCAGGTTGTCCAGAATCTTTAAAATGCAATAACAATTTAGTATATAACAGACGAATTTTAAGATAAGTTTCATAATGAGCAAAAGATAATATCATGAGAGAGTACACTTGCTGAAGATACTGACCATTATCTTTTCGATTAGGAGTATAGAGGATAGGATGGAGGAGCCTTTTAATATTCCATTTTGGGATAAAAAAATCCTTATATGGAGAAAAAGTAAACCCAAGAAATGGTAATTCATTAAAAGGATGCTCAACACCACCAACTAACCATTTACAAAGAAGTCCATGATTTTGATAAAGTCTATCTTTAACCAACTTTTCATCTAACATAAAAGAGAAACAATCCATTAAATACATAGCATTGTCATCTCCGAATAAAGCGATCATTTGTTCGATTACTAATTCATACGATGGTAATTCACCATGTTTCATGAAATAAGTATAAGTTAAAAGATCAGCTACGACTTCAAAACCGGCTTCAATATTATTCGATGTGGTAGTTCCGGAACCGGAATTATTTCCACGTTTTCGTATCACTATATCGCCATTATGAAAAATAAGAACAGAACGAATCCAGGCGTCACGAACCCATCGAGCTATAGGTTCAAAAGGGGAATTAGGGTTCGCGTTACACCAACATCTATATCGTCGATTTGCTACCCAAAGAAGAAAAATTTTTCGATCATAACCAGAAATATCCCAACAAATACGGATTTTATAAAGAATGTTACCATCCTTATCTTTAACATTTATTTCGCGATACCACTTATCAGTACCACCGAAAAAAGGGTTAAATCCATATTTTGACCATTTATAATTTTTAAGATTTTCATTACCTTGACCAAAAAGCCTCAGTTGCCAATATAACAAATGAGAACCAGTAATTTGAAAAGTACGAACTTTTCCAGAATGAAAATCGGCAAGATCTGATAATTCTTCTTTCCCAACAGATTCGTAAAGCGGTAAAAATTGCTTCAACCAATCTGGATTCGTATAGTTTTCCCGCCATAAAGTAGAACTAAAAAACTCTTCACGATTTTTAAATCCATAATATTTCCAAGGAGCGGCCGCACCTTTTTTAAGATCAAGATGTTGTAAGGTTTCCTCATCTGTCCAAGTTCTGGCAGTAAGAGGTACTTCAAGCATCTTATCGGCTATCGCTTGCCCATGCGCACGAAATTTATCTAGAGTTGGCCAAGGCCGAACTTCATCGATTTTCATTTCAGCAGTTTCTACAGTAGAAGCTGTTGGTAAATTATAAAAAAAAACGCCGCATTCTCGGTTTAAATCATGCCATATTTCAGGTTCGAGTTTTTGAGTAATGGAGGGTGTATTATAAGTACTAACTTCCTTCGCTAAGGTCCTTTTACGAAGAATAGGGTTCAATGTTCCAATATATGTCAACTCTTGATAATCCCGCTTAGGAACACCATCTATGATGAAGCGCCTACCATCCATAGATTCGAAAGCAGAGTTTACCCACGGAACATAACTAGCCTCGGGGTCTTTGAGGCTAGTTACTGAAAATCCGAAAGGAGTTGAGAGGGGATCAAAGATCCCTTATTGTGAGTGTAATCAGTCTGATTATGAATAGCTATAATTTTATCATCAGACATGTAAGGGGAACCACATTGACCCGGATGAGTGTCAGACTTATGAATAATATAATTATGTCCCTGAACACTACCAATCGAAGCTTGGGCCAACCAAACTTGATTTTGTTCTAATGAGTTAGGATCTAAAGAATACATTTTAACATCAGAAATTTGAGCAGGTGGTAGTGATAATTCATATAACTTTCCAGTAACAGGAAAATTGTCGAAATAAGTAGCGGATATATCGGGAGCATAATGTTTATTAAAAGTTATTTGGACGTACTGGTTTTCATAGATAGTATTACCAGTTGAACCCTTCTTAGCAACACGTTTCTGCACAAAACAAGTATTATCACGTAATTGGTGTGTGCAAACTATAGCAACACGTTTATTGTTTCGGCATTTTCCAATGGTAATAACACCATTATAAACATATTTACCATCTTTCAAAACAAACATCGGTATATAACCACGAACTTTATCAGAAGGTTGTTGTTTTGTTATAGATTGAGGGTTATCCGTCTTCGTAACTACAGCCTCAAGCCCAGAATTATTAGATGACACTACTTTCTTATCATCAGTCTTTTCAGATGAGGTTTGCTTAGCCTCAACAGTTTTGTCAACAATAGAGTCTAAATGACATGTTGAACAATTCTTATAATATTCTTTCTTAGACTTGTCTTTCCAGGCGGGAGGTCTTTTATTACAGGTGGCACAAAGAATTCTTTCCTTCTTTGGAATACGACAACCACCACATTTATCGGAAGTAGATTTAAGAGCAATAGGGTTACCACAAGCACACAATTTAGCTTCATTTTTGTGTTTTCGAGGTTTATCAGCATTTGGTAACTTTTTATCTTGATTCACACGAGTCTGTTTCTTGTGTGAAGGTGTAAAAACAGTATCAAACTCACCTTGGTAAATTTGATGTATTTCAAAAGAGAGTTGTCCCAATTTAGTAGAAATTTTCGCTAGTTCAGCTTTAGCATTAGCTAAGTGATCAGCATCAGATGCAGATCCATAAGCTTGAGCATCTAAAACCCAATTAGCAAGATCACTACGATAATTTCTAAGCATATCTCTTTCTTTAATCATATCTTTTGTTTTTTGATCATCCCAAAAAGTTTGAGATTTCAAGATATTTTGCCCTTTAGAAGGACCAGAACGATTAGATTTTCCTTCATCAATCACTTCTTCTTTCTTAACTTCAATCACAAGGGGAACAACAGTTGGGGGTTCAGCAATAGCGACAACAGGTTCTGTTACAGTAGTAACAACTATAGGGGGTAAACTTTCAACAGAAGGAACTGAAACAGGAGTAACCACAACAGGAACAGGTGGTGTAACAACAGGTGATGTTTCTATCTGAGGTAAAATCACAGGTTCTACCTTCTTAATTTCAACTTTCGCAGATTCTTTAACCACATTTTCAGTTTTACGGGATTTATCTTTGTTAGTCCATTTATTTTTATACCAATAATAAGTGCAAACGTAAATAAGAGTAACAACAGACAACAAACCGATAATCTTATATGAGTGATTAGAGACAAAAGTTGATATATTATCAAGAATAGTAAAAGCTTGTGTATCAGAAGCGAAATGTTCACCATATGTAGCTTGAGCATCGTCAAGAGAACGTGCACAAATCATCTGTTTAACAGTGCAATCTTTTGTGTTGAAAGTATAGTACTTAAATCCAGACTCGGGAGCAATAACATATTTCTCTAAATAAGCACTAATAAACCAAGGAGATCTATCAGATGTATCATTAAATTTACAAAATCGTCCTTGAAAAGTAGCAGATCTAAACCATTTCTCTTCTCCATGAGTTTGAGAGAAACGTTTATGAACCATATCTTTTCTCCATAGTTTCGCCAAATGAGTTGAAAAGTTATATTCTGCAATAGGCTCAACCTCTTGAGCAATAATATCATTTAAGAGGTTCTGAGCAGCAGAAGTTTTCCAGTTTATGCGCATATCTTTATCAATTTCTAGCCCAGGGAACCGGATACCGAGAGCTTCTCTGTATGTGTCTAAAGTAATTTCCGCGTGATTAGTATGAATCATATTAGCTCCACCAAAATTCTTTTTGTGTCTATAGAAAAATGGGACATATTCATCTCTAATCCAACATCGACCAGTCATTACGTCATCAAAGTAATCTTCGACCCTTGAAGAAATCTCTGTCTTAGTACCTTTCTCCCATTGTACTTTCCAAGGAGATGTTGAGAATTGATTCCAGGTACTATTTAAAGATCGGACAGCATTTACGAAAGAGCTTATTTTAATAGTGAGAGCAGCAGCAACACCGGCAGCAGCACAAACACCAAGAATATGTTTAAGATAAGAACCTGCAGTTTGGGAGGGATCTGTACTCTCCTTAACAGCAGCCTTTTTCTTTTTAATCCAGGTGATAGTGCCCCAAAGAATAATACCAACAGTAGTTATTGATACTCCAGCGAAAGCAGTTGCCAAAACATTTCTAGTAGAAGCAGACATCTCACCCCATCCGGGAACCCAGGACAAAGTAGCGTCTCTAAATTTACCAGTTCTTTCAGAAAAATTTCTTAAATATTCATCAGTAGTAGTTTCAATAAACATTTTTTTAATACGACTATATTGCAATCTAAACCATAACATCCCAGTGACGGGAATAAATCCAATCAAGGATGCAGGTGAGAGAAATGCAAAAGCAGTAAGAGTAATGTAAGAAAAATAACAAAACCACACTCCCTTATCGAAGTCAGTAGTTTTGACAAATAAACTTAATAACATCACTCTAAAAGGATGAAAATCAACATCAGAATTTATACGGGGTTTAGGCGGTCGATCATCTACATAACTAGGTAAAGTAGTAGATATAGTATCAGGCGCTTCATGTGCGCGTTTCTGTACTTTAGGTTTAATTAAATAACCTGAATTCTCATCTACAACACAATCCTCAGAATCATCAACAAAAACATTTTGGGTTCCTTCAAATGTTTTCGAACCACTTTTAATTTCAGGTTCTAACGTTGACAACTCTTCTTCAGATTCATAATGAGGAGTAGTAGATAAAAGAGGAGGAAGATCAGAGGGGAATGCAGACTCATCCCACGTATTCACAGGAATATCGTCTACAGATAACTGACGTTTTCTCATCAGGTCATTAACAGATTGTACAGCATCTTTAGCAAGTCTAGGATTACGATAATAATTGTCTTTGAATTTAAACCAAAGATTATCAACACTAAAGTGCTTAGTAGCATCATACATATTTTGTTTGACACTAGGTGAGGATGGATCAATAAGAATTAGTGATTTACTAATTCTGGGAAGACTCCCATCCAAGTTTTCCACTTTTTGATTATTTGAAAAACCAGCCCAATCTTCTTGAGAAAAAT